TTATTTTTCGTTGGAACTGTCCGGCTTGGCTGCCGTGAGCTGGCTCACGCCGATTAGAGCGCCGACGAACAAACCGATCGCGTTGATGGTCGTAACGAGTTCGCCGCAGTGTGGCAGTCCCCATTGCGGGCCGACCGCTCCGACGAGCCATGCGACGGCCGGCAAAGCGATCAACGCGAACCACTTGAGTATGTCGTATACCCTGCCCGGCAGCAGGTAATCGGATTGCGGGCTATTGGATTCATCCATTTTTCACCTCCTTAAACATTGCGGCAACCGTCTCCACAACGCTTAAAGTTGTGGAGACGGGAGTTTCAGCGCAGGTACTGTCCGGGATAGATAACGTATGGGCTGCGGATGCCATTGCGTGCGGCAGCCGACTGCCAGCCGGAGCCGTAGATGCTCCACAGGCTTTCGCCGGAACGGACCACATGGCCTCCGACCACGCTCGAAGCGGTGGACGCGGACGCGCCGCCATAGGTGACGGTCTGCCCCGGATAGATCCGATTGACGTCACCGCTCGGTACACGCCAGGCGGACACCGGCTGGAGTCCGGTCCTCGCGGCGATCGCACTCATGGTGTCGCCGGAACGGACCACGACGCTACGCGAACCTGTGGCGGCCGTTCCGCCGGAACCTCCGCCGAGGCGACTGTTGACGATCTGCATGACCGCCGCGTAATTGCCACCCAACGCCTGCCTGCGGGCCGGATCGTTGCCGAAGTCGCCGCGGATGGTGCGCGCGGCCAAGGCGTTCAGGTCGACCGTCGGAGCGGTCGTGGGCTGAGGTTTCGGCTTGACGCTCGGCAGATCCGCCGCGCCCTTGTCGTCAGGGTTCGCGTACTTGCGCCATGCCGCGCGGTCGCCACGGAACTTGTTCAGGTCGAGTCGTCCAGACCAGCCGCTGAGACTGCCGTTGGACGTGTACTGGCGCATGACCTCGCCGCGGGCGCCGATATTCCACGGCGCAGTCTGGTAACCGGTGACCATGTTCGTGGCGTACTGGGCGATCCAGATGCCGCAGTTTAGTTCGGTCTCCATGCCGGCGACCTGCCAGTAGCCGGAGTCCATCGTGTAGATGATGGGGTTCACGCCCGTCAGTCGCTTGACCTCGCGCGCCCACCTGCGTGGCCACTGCTTGTCGCCCCAGGCGGCGTTGTCCTGCGCCTCCCAGTCGAGGATCAGTACGCTTTTGCGAATATATCCTCGCACGTTGTCGACGAAGAACCTGGCCTCGGTCTCGGGGTTGCCGCCGCGCGCGTAATGGTAGACGCCGGTCTCCTTGCCGCTGTTGACGGCGCCGGCGAGCTGACGGTTCGCGTCGGTGTTGACGCCGTTGGACAGGCAACCACCGTATACGCCGCCGGACCCCCATGTGGTGCCGACGATGACGAAATCTGCCGGCACGGTCGCGGTGTCGATGCCGCACTGCCAGTTCGAGATGTCGTATCCGTTCATGTCGGCCATCGCGGCTGGCGCGACAGCCATGGAGATGGAGACCGTGAGCGCGGTCAGTAGCTTGCGCCATTGTCGGCGTGGATTCATGTGCTTGTGTCTCGGTTTGCCTTTGTTGAGGATGTTCAATTCCTCTCCTTTCCTTTGTCCGTACCGTCCGCCTTGTACGGACGGTGTGGAAATCTTTTGAATCTTTCAATCTGTGTTCGCGATATGCGCGTCACGTATGTCTTGGATCATCGAGGTTCCGGTTCCATTGCCGCCCAGACCGTGGTAAGCGGCATATATTCGTTCCGCGCTTTGCTTCAACGGAATGCTCGCAACACCACCTGCATCAACCATCTGACGGTGCAGAGCCTCGAGTTTGCAGAACAACAGTTCCCTGACGCCCTCATGCAGTGGATCGTGACGTTGGTCGACCTTGCTCAGAATCCAGGTGACGAACACGCCGCTGCCTCCGCTGCCGATGATGGCGACAACGATTGCGACGATGGTTTCCTGGCTCATTGGGAATCCTTCCGAAAGGAAAATCCCACACGTGGCTACCGTTGGAAGCTGCGATAACCACGTGTGGGATTTTGGAGGTTGAAATGTTGTTGGGAACGTTTGTGGATGAGGTCTGGTGGCCCTCCTGCGGGAAGCTTCGCGAGTGCACGAGGGTGGGCTACGAGTCGGCCTACCGCTGCCACATCCAGCCGAAATGGGCTGACGTCGACATGGAGTCGATCACCGCGAACGACATCGAGGAGTGGCTCGGCTCGTTCAATCAGGCCGGCGCCGCGCGCAAGGCGTGGGCCGTGCTGCGGGCGATACTCCGACTCGCCTATCGCAAGGGAGTCACCGACAATGACGTGACACGTCGTGAAATCAGACTGCCGCACCTGCGGCGGTATGAGCCGCGCGTGCTCGACGCCAGACAGGTAAGACGGCTGCTCAAAGGCTTCTACGGTCACGCGTTGGAAGCCTGGTTATTGGTCTCCGTCTGCGCGGGACTGCGCCGATGCGAGTCCGTCGGCATTGAATGGGCCGACTTGGATTTACGCCGGGGAATCGTGACCGTCAAAAGGTCAGTGCAATGGGTCGCTGGACATGAAACGGTCACCGACCCGAAGACCGACCAGAGCCGACGGACGGTCGCACTACCACGGTTCGCAGTCAAACGGCTCGCGCAATTGCGCCACGGCAGAACCGGCAGGCTGGTCGGCGATCTGAACGCCAACCAGGTGGCAGCTCATTACACGTCATGGTGCCAACGCATGAAACTCCCCTGCGTGCCGCCAAGGAACCTCAGGCACACCTTCGGCACTCTGGCAATCGCTGCGGGAGCCGATATCTCAGTGGTCGCACGACAACTCGGTCACAGCGACATCAAGACAACCGCCCGCTACTATCTCCGCCCCGATTTGTCCGTGCTGAGAAGTCTGCAGCGGGCATGGGAAAGACTCATCATCGGAGCCGCGTAGCTTTCCGTAACCCAGCCATGGAAACCTCCATACACGAACAGCAGACTCACTCTATGTCGCGTCGGACGCATCGTCACGATCAACGGCAACGTCAAGTTCGACGGCAGTGGACAGCAGAACTACTCGACGGCGAATGAGACCTTCCCAGAAGCGTTCCGTCCGCTCGCCGACCAGAGCATCATATCGTTCCCGCCCTGCGGTTTCAGCCTGCTTGTCATGCGTGATGGGAAGGTGCAGATGCTTGGCGACCCGAAATCCGCTTACTCCACGGCGCACGGCTGTTGGATGGCACTGCAATAGCTTTCCGTAACCCTGCCGTTTGGGAAAAGCAATGGCAACGGAGGAATCTATCCAATCGGGAAAATACCCAATCCGAATGCGATTAAGGCTTTGAATGGCAGAGCCATACTATCGTCTGGGACGACAGTGGCGATTCCATTCATTCACCCGTCATATCTGCAGCGGTCAGTCCAAGTATCGATCGCGCCGGACGGGACCGTCAACCTGCTCGTTGGTCCCGAGGTGGCTGTCACAGGCGGAATCGTGGAAATCCACTTTTAATAGCTTCCCGTAACCCAGACTTTGATTAAATCACAGTATGGCACCGTGACCGGCGTGAAGTCTGGCAAGATTGCGCAGATTAGCATCAACTGGAAAAGCGCGAGCACTGACTCGTGGGGCAGTGGACAGTTCGGTACAATTCCGGAGGGTTGGAGGCCTGCGGTCGTCACGCATGGCACGTGGTCGGGGCGTGATGGTGGCAGCCAGCGTGATTTCATTCTGGAAACGAATGGCAATTTCCGTTATGTCAATTGTGGCGCGGGGCAGAACAGCGGCACGTTCTCCGGGACGATGACCTACATTCTCGCCTGAATAGCTTTCCGTAACCCTGTACCAGGATTCCAATTGGATCATCATGCGTAACGGCAGGATGATTTTGATCAAGTTCAGTGGGAAAATCGGTTCGGGCAGTTGGGATGCTGTTGAATGTCCGGCAAAGCTCGAGTCCTGGTATCGTCCCATCGTTGATTTGTCGACTGTCTGCCTTGTATCAAATGGGCAAACGGCGCGAAGCCTCACGGCCAGAGCTGATGGAACTATCCGAGTGGCGAACATGGGAAACGTTGGCAGCAATCAGGATTGCGTCGGCACGCTTTGTTTCCCAATCCCATGATTTCTAGCTTTCCGTAGCCCTCACTGCTACCTTTAAGTTTCAGGACACAGGATCGTTTGTTGGCGCCCTATATGGTGGATCCAACACGATTACCGTCAAGGGCAACATGCTGTATGTCGATTTGAGCTCTTTCAAATCAACCGTCCAAATCTCGGACTATAGGGTCTGGTTATATCAGTCAGGGATACGTCCATCGGCCACAATTGGACTGGGATGTGTTGGATCAAGTCTTGCGGATCCGCGCTACAACAAGCAAGCGAATTGGAATCCAGATGGCAGTATTACGTTACTTGGCGGGGTTGGCAGGGAGAACATTCTGATGCAGCGTTTTTCCATGCCGATTCCTAGTGGAGTGACGTTCTCCTAGACAAGTGGCACCGTGATACAGCCTTCGACCCATCCCCAGTTTGCGTCTACTGTCATCTTTCCCGAGGAACGCAAGACGATGGCGTCCTGCGCCACCTGCACTTCGACGCCATGCAATCCGATGCTCGAATTGGATATTGCGGCGCAATGTACCTCGAACGCCGCCTCCAAACCGGCTGGGAGTTTGAGAATCTGTGACACCTCCCACTCTTTCGCCGCGTTCCAATCGGTGTTGAGGCGATTGGCGTGGAATGCGACTATAAGCATCCTGCCGACCAAGGCGGTGCGGTAATTCACTTTCCAGTTCGTGTTCGGCGCGGAAAGGGTTACGGGATCCCACAGCTGGCTCATCGGAGGCAACTGCTTGACAAGCATGACAGGAGTTCCAGCGGTGATGCCACTGATCGGGATACGGGCGATCGGAATCCATACGGTGCCGGAATTGTTCAGGATACTACCCGACGGTACCGTGGGGTCAGCCGCCGTGCCACTGGTGGCGGTGCCCTTCAGCACCGCGAGCGCGATCGTTTCGATGTTGTTCGAGTCTCGCGTGTATTTCACGCAGATTAGGTCGTTGCGGTTCCGTCCTGTGACTCCGCTTTCGATGGTGACGGTTTCCGCCGCGGTGACGCGTGCGTATCGTCCTTCGATCACAAGGTTGAGGACCGGGACGAGCGCCTTGTTTGCTGACTGCATGGTCACGGCGGGGAATTTGCCGTCGCCGCCTTGCAGCAGGTAGTTGCCGTTTCCGACCAGTCCGGCCTGCATGGCTCCTTGGTCGCTGGATGTGATGTGCGGAGCGCCGGCCTTGCCGGTGATGAGATTCATGGTCATGGTCATTCCTTCCTATCTGTTGTGTTGTTGAGGTATGCGGCGTAGGCGGCGTCCTGCGTGGCTGCCAGCGCTTTGAACGTCTGCCAGCATGCGGTACAGACGAGCGCGCCCTGTGCGACTCCGTCGACGGTGGTGTGGGTGATGTCGTGCCAGTCGCTGGAGGTGCGTGGGTCACCGTCGGCGAGGTATGCGGAGGCGTGGCATCGGTCGCAGGTGTATCTGGTGATGTTCGTGGTTCGTGCCATTGATGTTCCTTTCTCTTTCAGGCTGTGCGCTGGTAGATGTGTCCTGGAAGGATGGTGTTGCATTCCTTCCAAGTGCCGCCGTAGGTGGTTCCCGGATTTGTTGTGGCGGTGGTCCAGTAGAGGGAGCCGACCGGGTGGGCGGCGATGAACGCCTGGCTTGCGCTCATGCCCGTCTCGCCCTTGTCGCCCTTCGGTCCGACGAGGCTTGTGTTGGAAACCGGTTTGAACGTCACGTTTTTCCCGGTGGCTGTGATCTGCGCGTACATCAGGTTCTTGCCGCCATTGGTCATGGCGAAGAAGTATTCGCCTACGACCGGGGCACGGTTGAAACTGAGTGTCCGCCAGTCAAAATCCGAGCATGCGGACGTCCAGTATCCGGATAGTATGCATGTGATGATCAAGGCAGGCAACCCGGTCTCGCCGCGTTGGCCGGCCTCTCCTTTCGCTCCGGTGGCCCCGGTCGCGCCAGTGGCGCCGGCAGGGCCCTGCGGTCCTTGCACTCCCTGCTTGCCTTGCGGTCCGGTGTCGCCTTTGGGGCCTTTGACGTTGCCGAGCAGAATCTTCGTCATATGCGCTCCTTACTTTCCGTCATTGATCATGTAGTACAGGTCGCCCGTCGCCGGATCGTAGGAGACGGGAGCCGCCGACGCGGTGGTCGTATCCGCGTACACGGCGTACAGGTCTCCGTTCGGGTCGACCTGCAGTGTGAAGAATCCGGAAGTTGGCGCCGTCACGCCGCTGGCACCCTGCGGTCCTGTCGGTCCCTGTGGGCCCTGCAGTCCCTGCGCACCTTGTATTCCCTGCTTGCCTTGCGGCCCGGTGGGGCCTGTTGCTCCGGTAGGTCCGGCAGGGCCGGTGTCGCCTTTCGGACCTTGCGGGCCGGTAGGGCCTCCTTCTCCGGCGGGTCCGACATCGCCTTTATCACCCTTGTCACCTTTCAGCCCTTCAGGACCTTGCGGGCCGGTAGGGCCGGCAGCTCCAGTGGCTCCTTTAGGCCCGGTCTCGCCGGTATCGCCCTTCACGCCTTGTGGGCCGACGTCACCTTTTGGACCTTGCGGTCCGGCAGGGCCTTGCGTTCCGATGATGGATTGACGGGAAATCGTCTTTCCCGTGAATAGGCTGCCGGACTGTGAAACGCACTGCCAGACGATGCTGTATTTTCCGCCACCTGACAATGCGGTCGAATATTCGTTGGCGAGTGGTGTTCGGTTCAACCACTCGCTCACGTTCCCCGTGAAAGTGGATCCCACCGGATATTCGCCGACGAGGGATTTCTTCATCACGAGCGCCGGAAGGCCGACGTCGCCTTTAGCTCCCTGAACGCCCTGCGCTCCTTGCTTGCCTTGCGGGCCGGTGGCGCCGGTATCGCCCTTGTCACCTTTGGGGCCTTTGATGTTGCCGATCAATAGTCGCGCCATGTGTCACCTTTCCGGGATGTCCACGTACAGGTTCCCGCTCTCGGAGTCCCAGACGAACGAGGGTGGGTTCGTGTTGTCCGGATAGTTCACGTACAGGTCGCCGTCGCCTTCCATGCTGAGCGTGAAGAAGCCGTTCGAGGGGGCGGATACGCCGCTGTCGCCCTTGTCACCCTTCTCCCCTTGCGGGCCCTGGATGCCTTGGGAACCTTGGATGCCTTGTCTGCCCTGGGGGCCGGTCGCTCCCTGTGGACCCGTGGGACCCTGCGGACCTGTGGAACCCGTCGGGCCTTGCGGTCCCGCCGCGCCGATCGCGCCGGCATCACCCTTATCGCCTTTCTCGCCGCGTATCCCCTGCAGTCCCTGCGGGCCTTCGGGACCGGCGACGCCTTGCGGCCCTCGCTCCCCGGTCGCTCCTTTCTCTCCCCGAGGACCGGTGGGTCCGGTCGCTCCGTCGGCCCCCTGTGGTCCTGTGTCGCCCTTGTCGCCCTTCTCCCCTTGCGGACCCTGGTCGCCTTTCGGAAGCCCCAAATTCAAGGTTTTGTCGCTGCCGGCGCCCGTGAGCGACGCGCTTGCCTGTGCACCGGGGGCGAGCGTGTCCACCGAACCGATTCTCAGGCCGGTGATGTAGTCGCCTTTCGGCTGCTTGCCCGCCAACGCCGTATTAAGCGCACCGATGTCCTGTCTGGTCACGTCGGCGCTGAAGGTCCAATTATCAAGCTTGAGGCCGGCTCCCGCGTAGTAGGCGTGTCCGCCATCCCCGATGGAGGATTCTCCGCTGTTGCCGCCGGCGCTGGCGCCTCCGGATTCGTAGGTGACGGTGAGCACGCCTCCCGAAACCTTGACGATCTTCTTGGAGATCTCGGCAGTGACGACGAGGCCCGTGTTGTTGTCACGGCCCGTGACCAGGTCGCCAACGTCCGCGTCGATGCCGTCGGGAATGTCCACGTCGATGGTGCTGGTGTTCCGAAGTTCCTGGAATTTCTGCCTGCCCTTGTCCTCGAGCTCGTCGGCTTCGGCGTTGGACAACTCGTATGTGGCGGTGCGTTCGTCAAGCCCTTTGAGGGTCTGCGTGTGGCTGAACGTGCCGTTCGCGTCGGCGTACCAGTGGATGACGGTACGGTCCTTGAGTTCGCCCTTGCCCAGACAGATGAGATGGTTGATAGGGTGCGCCGCCTGTTTGGCGGTGAAGTCGATGAGGTCCGAGTCGATGCTGTCGCCGATCGTGCGGACGGGCATGGCGCTCATGGCCACCTTGTCGCCGTCATTACGCAACCGGAGTTTGAGTCCGCTTGCCCTGAGCATCTTGACCAGACCGCTGTACAGGTCCACGTACCGGTCGAACTGGCAGGTGGTCTTGCGGTCGGCGCTTTCGTCGGTGACGGTGAACAGGCCTTGCAATCCCGCACGGCTGACGAGCGTGCGCATGATGACGGGAATCGTGCCGGACAGGGTGAGGTAATCGTTGTTCCCGTCCGGTTCGATGATCTTCGAAGCGAGCACTCCATGCCAGTCGCGGCCATGCCATGTGACGGTGGACAGGCCGCCGTCCACGTCGACATCCGTGTCGTCGATGATGCCGCCGTACTCGGTGCCGTCGATCATGATGCGGCTCCCCGCCTTGAGCGCGGCGTCTTCGACCTGCAGGTCGAAGTCGTTCTCCCCGCTGCCGAACGCGAGGTCGAGCGTGTATGAGGCGTGGCTCGCCACGGGTTTGCCTGTGGCGTCGGTGACGATCAGGTCCATGGCGGTTCGCTCCTTTCCTCGCAGACCGTCAAGTCGAATTGGAATCCTCCCGGCCAACTGACCGACTGTGTTCCGGGCGCGAGCGGTTGGAACACGTACCGGCCGGAATCCTTGCCCGACCCTCGCACGGCCTGCGCGAAGCAGTTTGTGGCGAGACCTGTGCCGCTGACCATGGTGACGGTCCTGACATCGCCGGTGCCGTCGATTTCCAGACGCGAGCCGGATGGCACGGTCACGTCGACCTCGTACCGGTTGGTTCCGATGATGACGTACGGGTTTGTGCACGGTCCGAATATCGTGAGCTTGACCGGCTGCGGGATGGACGTGTCGTTGACGATCTCGGCACCCAATGCCATGCCGGCGAAATCATGCGGATAATCATATGGATAGTCAAGGTCGGCGGTTCCGGAATCGTATCGCGGCGTGAAATGCGTCATGGTCGAACGACGCCACACGCCATCGGCCAGCACGATGGTCAACTGCGTCTCGACCATCGTGGGCGTGATGGACTGCGGCTCGCTTTTCGTGATCCACGCTTTGGCTTCCCATTCGCCGTCGGCCACGAGCGTGCCCGGGTTCCCGGATGCCATGTCGGCGTCCGCGAGGCGGTGCAGTAGGTCGAGCGTGGCTGGAGAATCGTGGATCTTCACGGTGACTGTCGCCTCGCGTGCCTTGCGGGTGATGCCCGTCATGCCACGTGAGGCGAGGCTGTAGTCCCAGACGCGGGCTCGCAGTCCCGTGAGCGTCTCGCCGTACAGCGGCCCCTCGAAGCCGATGCGCTCACCTGTGGCCGCGCACACGTATTCAAGCGATTGCACTTCTCACCTTCCTTGCGAAGTCGCGGTCCCCTATCGTCGGCGTGTACCTGGCGATGATCGATCCGAGGTCGTCGTGCAGCGATTCGACGGCCGTGATGAGTTCCCGCAGATCGCCGTCGCCGGCATTGGCGCCGGTGCCGGCCGTGACGTTCAGCCTGCCGGTCTTCGACCAGTCCACGTCGGAGAGGCTCATCGTGGAGACGAGCGAATCCATGGAACGGCTGACCACATGCGCGGAATCGTCGATGCCCAATGCCATGCCACGTCCGACCATCACGCCGACCTCGTCGCGGAACACACGCGACGGGGAATGGATGCCCAAAGCGTTCTTGGCCTTGTCCACCAAGCCCGACAACGCGTTGGTGATGCTGGAATACAACGAGCCGACCATTCCTGTGATGCCGTTGATCAATCCCTGGATGATGTTGCGTCCCGCGCTGACGAGCCAGCTTCCCGCGCCGGACACCGCGCTCCGGACGGTTCCGCCGATCCCGCTCACGACGCTCCCGACACGGCCAACCATGTTGCTTACGGTGCCGACGATGCCGCCCCAGACGCTCGACACAATGCTTCCGACGCCATTCCACAACGCGGCCCACACGCTCCGGATTGTCGAGCATGCGGCGGATACCACTCCGCTGACCATGCCGATGCCGGCGGAGACGACGCCTTGGATGCCGCCCCACACTGCCGACACGATGCCCTGGATGGCCGACCACGCGGCGCTCCAGTTCCCGTTGACGACCGCGAGCGCCAGTTGGATGATGCCTTGGATGACGGCGAGTGCGGTGCTGATGACTGTGGTGATGATGGTCCATGCGCCTTGTACGACGGTGGATATGGTGTTCCATAGTCCGTTCCAGACCGTGCTGATGATGGTGGCGGCGGTTTGGAAGATGGTTTGGATGTTCTGTATTCCGGCTTGCAGGAGTGGTGTGATGGTGGTGATGAATGTTTGGATGCCGGTGATGATCGCGGTGAGTGCGGTCATGATGATGGGGCCGATTGTGTTCCAGACGTTTTGGAGGATGGTGGTGATGAGTGTCCATCCGGTTTGCCAGATTTGTTGGATTTGGCTCATGGTCTGGGTGATGAATGTTCCGATGGCTTGCAGGATTGGCTGGCATGCGGTGCTGATCTGGTTCCAGATTCCCGTGAACCATGTGGCGAAGCTGTTCCAGAGTCGTTTGCCCGTTTCGGTTTGGGTGAAGAACCATGTCAGCGCGGCCACGACCGCGCCGATGGCTACGACAAGCATGCCGATCGGATTCGCATCCAAGGCAGCGCTGAATGCCAATTGCACGGCGGTAGCGGCCTTGGTCACCGAGCTCCACGCCGATTGGGCGGCCTTGACGATATTGAACGAGCTGGCGAGTTGCTTCAGGCCGCCCGCCGCGCTTCCCACGTCGGATAATTTGCCGATCAGATCGAATGCGGCCGTGGCGGTCTTCTCCACGCCGGAGGCGGTCGCGGAGATGGCCTTCAGTCCGCCGGAAACCGTTTTCAGCCCGGTCGAGACGATGTCCCAGCCCTTGACGGCGAGCAATGCGACGGCGATGGCTTTCAGGGCGCCGGACACCAGCGCGCCGTTCTGCTGCGCCCACTGCCCGACCGACTGCAGCCAGCCGCCCACGGTCATGAGCGCGCCGGTGAGCGTGTCGAGGACCGCCGCGAACCGCTGTGCCGCCGATCCCGCCGTCTGCCCGGAGTTGTCGAAGCCGAGCGCCTGCGATGCGGCCGAGACGAGCGCCGTGGCCACCGATGCAAGTCCGGTGGCGAGGTTCGCCAGCGCATGCAGGAAGGGCTGGAGAGCACCTGTCTCGATGAACGTGTTGACGAACGTCTTCGCCCATCCCGCGGCGTTGGCCAGGGACTGCGCGGCCGATGCGAGCAGATTCCCGAGCGCGGAGACGATGCCACCGAATCTCGAGGAGGCCTCGCCGCCGAGGTTCAGTTTGGAGGTCAGCGAGACCATCGCGGCAGCCAGGCCTGACAGCTGCGCCCTGAGGCTCGTGACCGATGCCATGAGCATCTGGATCCCCGGCAGGTTCCGGACGAACGTGGAGAATGAGGCGAGCTTCGCCTGCGCTGTGGGGATTGCCTGCTCCAATCCCTTCTGCAATCCGGCGCCGACTTTCTCCAGCGTCGGTTTCACGGCGGCGGTGAACGAGTCGATGAGCGGTATGGCCTGGTTGAACAGGCCTCGCAGGCCGTTGAGGACCGGCGTGGCCGCGGTCTCGCCGAGTCGGCTCAACGCGGCCTTCACGTTGGCCAGGGCGCCGGCGAACGTGGTGCCGGCGCTCTGGGCGGCACCGCCCAATCCTTCCTTCATGGCGTCGGCGAAGGTCTGGAAGTCGATCTTGCCGTCCGAGACCATGTCGGACACTTCGGCGCTGGTCTTGTTCAGGTGCTTGCCGAGCATCTGGAGGACCGGGATGCCGCTCGACATGAGCTGGAGCATGTCGTCGCCCTGGAGCTTTCCTCGAGCGGCGACCGATCCGAAGATCGTGCCGATGTCGGTGAGGCTTCTGCCGCTGATCTGCGCGGTGTCGGCCACGGTCTTGAGGACCTTGGTGAGCTCGCCGCCTTCCTTGATGCCGGATGCTGACAGGCTGGCCGCGACGGTCGCGGCGTCACCCAATCCGAACGCGGTGCCTTTGACGGAGGCGAGCGCGTCGTTCATGATTTCGGTGACGCTGGCGCTGTCGTGGCCGAGGCCTTTGAGCTTGGCTTGCGCGTTCTCGATGTTGAGGGCGCGGGTGAAGCCGCCTTTGGCGGCCAGGGCGGTGATGCCGCCGGCGAGGGTGGCGATCGCGCCTGTGCCGACCTTGCCGATTTTGCCGAACGCGCCGCCGATTTTCGAGATGAGGGTGTTGGAGCCTTTCTTGGAGGCTTTGTTGACAGCGTCGCCGATGTCGCCTTCGATGCTTTTGCCGAATCCTTTGCCGGATGGTTCGACGTGGACGTATGCGACGCCGATGTCCTGTGCTGCCATCGTGCTCCTTGCTGTGTGTCGGGATTCCGATGGCGGTCGGGATCAGAGGTCGTCGTTGATGTGGAAGTAGGCTTTGAGCCGTTCCCTGTCCTCGCGTTGACGGCGGGTGAGGTTGTGCGTCGGGGTTGGCGGGTGGAGTGGGTCGTGCTCGTGGTCGAACCATGGGCGTTTGCGTTGTCCGGACAGCGTCCAGACCGCCTGTTCGGCTCCGTCGGGCGCGTAGACGGCGTTCTGCAACGCCATCCACGAGTGGCTTGTGTGGTCTTTGAGGATTTCGCGGGTCAACGCCCAGGCGAGTCCCCAATCGACTCGTGGACGTTGGCCTTCAACCCATTCCTGGAAGCGTACGGGCCTGTATATCTGCCCGTACGCTCGGATCCAGTCGTAGGCTAGTGCCGCGCGGTGGTTGTTCCAGAGGTGGGCGAGGTAAACGCTTTTGGGTCCAGTCCGGATTCGTCGGCCCATGCCTTCACCGTGGCGATGAGGTAGGCGATCGGACGTTCCGTCTTGCGTAGCACGTTCCAGAAGTTCGGCTTCATCGCCTGGAAGTATGCGAGGAACGCGGCCATGCACGCGCTGGTCTCCTCGTCGGAGAGCGTCGGTCTGCTCTTGATCAGGAGGATGGTCTGCACGAGTTCGATGGGCAGTTCCGCGTTGTTGAGGTTCGGCAGGTCGAGTTTGACGCCGGCGACCTCGAGGTGCACGTCGGGTTTGAGCTCCTCGGCGTCGGAAAGGTCGACTTCGACCATGTGGTAGGTGTTGTCGCTCATGTTGGCTCCGTTCTGATGTTGGCGGTTGGTAAAAGGATCCCGTGCCGTCGACCGCCATCGGCGGCACGGGAAGAATCGATGGGCTACTTGGCGTCTTCGGTGACGAGGCCCCATGCGTGGAACTGTTCGCCGTTGGTGCCCTTGAGCATCTTGAACGTCATGCTGAAGTTCATGATCTCGCTGGATTTCAGGCTCACGTCGTCACGGTCGCTCACCTTCGCGTTGGTGCCGTACAGGAGGAAGGGGCGGTCCCGCTGGTCGAGCGCGACCAGGACGAGGATCCATTCCTTCTTCAGGCCGGCGCCCTTGATGCTGATGCCGCCGTCGGATTCCACATCCACGTCGAAGTAGGCGGACACCACGTCCTTGCGACCCTCCATCGCGGCGAGCTGGAGCGTCCAGTAGCCCGGATCCGTGTCGGACAGGACGATGTCGCCGTTGTGCGCCTTGTAGTCGGTGCTGTCGCCCGGCTCCGGATGCAGGACGGCACCGTCCTCGGTGCTGTATCCGATCGGCTTCTTGTTGGACGGCGGCGTCCAGTTCACTCCGGTCGGGGCCGTGAACGTGCTGTCGTCCTTGGGGAACAGGAACAGCGCGTAGTTCTTGATCAGGCGCACGTTGCCGGAGTCGTTGCCGCTGGACACGTACCCGTAGTCGGCCGCCCCCTGCGCCGCCTGCGCGCTGGTTTCGGATGCCGTCTGCTCGACGGCGGTGGTTTCTTCGTTGCTGTCAGACATTCCTGTCTGCACCTCGCTTCCGTTCTGCGTGTGGCGGCACGTCTTTGCTTGTCTTTTCTTGTGTTTTCATAGTTCAGGCGACGGATACCTCGAGCAGGAGCACGCCGTACGCGCACACCAGTCTCTTGTTCTCGTCGGTCATGCGTACCGGCCCGGATTCCAATGACGCGTCGATGAGCGGCGCGACGGTTCCAAGCCCGATGATCTCCCTCGCGATGTCGGCCCACAGGCGTGCGGCCTTGTCCCAGTCGCCCGTATGGTCCTCTCTCATGCAGCGCACGCTCAGCCGCAGCCGCACGTACTGCGAGATTGGGGTGCTCATGCCTTGCATGGAGTCGGCCAGAGTGGCTTCGGTGAAGGGAGGTTCGAGGTCGCTTCGTTCGATGGTGTCGAACGTCACGTCCGGGAACAGTGTCCTCAGTTTGGGCAGGAGCAGGGGTTCCGTGCGCCGGGGAGTGACCGGGATGCTCATACGCGCATCCTTCCGAGCGTGTCCTCTAGCGTGCCGTGCGCCTTCTCCACCGGTGCCGGGCAGATGATCGCCACGCCGCTGCGGTTCTTGCCGTCATGGTCGCGGACCATGCAACGGTCATCCTCTACGGCGGCTTCGGCCGCGTCCCTCATGCGCGAGCGCAATGTCTCGTTTTTGAGGACCTGTTGGCTGAACGCCTTGCGGTTGAATACGAATCTGCATCGTTTGGCCATGCTTATCCTTCCCGTTCGCCCACGGTGATGACGTCGCCGATGTGGCGTCCGTGGAGGTTGTTCCACACTTGCGGTTTTCCTTTGACGGGCAGGAGGATGCCTCTGACTTTGATCAGGTCGGTGGCTTGGATGCCGGTCGGTTGGCTACCGCGGATGTGGATCGTGTATTCGATGGTCTGCGGGCTGGCGTTCTCCTCGGTCTGGTCGGTGGTAGAGGTTGGCGCGACCATCGCCTGGAACGTGCCAACGCGGACGGGTTTGCCCTGGATGGGGTTGCCGTCCGTGTCGGTGGTGGACTGGCCGCGCCACACTTCGATGGTTTCCACTAGGACGTCTCCCCCGTTGCCATGTCGACGCTGAACGCGCGCTGAGCGTTGATGCCAAGGATGCGTTTCTCGTCGTCGCGCAGCCAGAGATCGCCGGTGGGCGCTCCGAAACTGTATTGTTCGCTGAAGCTGCCGGTGGTCTGGTTCATCTGCGTGATGCCGCCGGGAATGTCGTACGGGTCGGCCTGCATGATTCTGCGGACGATGTCGCAGGTGATCTTCGTCAGCAGGCGTGGCCGTTCTTTTTGGAGACGTTGCCAGTTCGGGGAGCGTTCCTTGATGTAGTCGGTCACGTCCGCGAGATGCGTGTCGGCCTTCTCACGTTCCTCGTCGGTGAGTTTGTGCCACCTCTGTTCGAGGTCGACGGAGGTGGCGAACACGTCTGGTTCGACAGTCATGTCGGACTCCGTCAGGCGGTGAGCAGGACGAAGCGGTTGATGTCGCGGATACGGAAGCCGACCTCGATTTCGATTCGCACGGCGAACATGTTGTGCTCCCACAGGTTGACCTGCTTGCCGTCGATGGTGATGGACGCCTGGTCGGAGATGCTGGTCTGCATTCCTTCGACGGAACCCCATGCGGCGGAGGAGAATTCGCCGCACACGCCAAGGATCTCTGCCTTGGCCGGTCCCGGTGTCTCGGATACGGCGGGCACGTGAACGCCCTTGCTGATGTAGGTGCGGTTGCCGAGCACGGTGCTCACGTCGGAGGCGGCGGTGCCGTTGAGGAACAGGGGGCGTCCGTTGTTGTCGGTCGCCTGCCGGAGCACACTGCGACCCTGGGTGCTCAACGCCCAACCGTCCACGGTTCCATCCGCTTCGGACACGAGGTCGTCGGCTTTGTTCAGGTTCTTCCACACGTCCTTGCCGATGCTGACGGTCTGCGCGCTCTTCAGGGTGTCGAAGTCCGCTCCCGGAGCGTCGACGAGACCCATGATGGTCTTGTCAAACGTGCGGGCGATGGCTCCCGGCCCCTTCGCGACCACTTGGTCGTAGAGAGCGCCGAAGTCTCGGCGGAACTGGTTGGAGAACGGCATGATGACCGCGATGGTGTACGGCAGCATGTCCTTCTTGCCGAAGGTGACGCCGCTCTTCGGCTTCTCCGCACCCTCATTGACCCATGCGGCCTCCGGGTCGCCGATGATGATCGGCACGCGAGAACCGTTGCCGGGCAGTTTCATCTCCGGCACGAGCTGCATGAACGCGCTCTGGTATTTTGCGGTCTGCCAGATCTCCGCCTGGGTTTCAGGGGTGAGGTCTAGACCGTTGCTTTTTCGTGTCATGGACGGATCATCTGTCATGGTTTGTCCTTTCAAATGAATGTTGTTTGCTGGTTGGCTCACAGGAGCGTGTTGCTCATGGCGTTGACGAAGTCCTCGCGGCTGGAATGTTTAGCCTTGGCCTGTCCGGTGCGGGCGCTCTGGTCCGCAACCGTGCCGCGGGAACGCATGTCGGCGAACACCTTCATGAGTTTCTCGGCGTATTCGCCAATCTGCTTCTCGTCGTCGCCCGCGAGGACGCTCGGGTCGGTGATGCCGTGTTTGGCCGCGACGTTGGCGCGTATCGTGGAGAGCTCCTTCTCATGTTCGGCCTGTTTGGCTTCGTTTTTAAGCTTCTCGTTCTCTTCGAGCGCTTTGGAGAGCTTCGATTCGAGGTCGGCGGTGTGGCCGGCCTTCTCCTTGAGTTCCTCATAGTCGCTTTTCCTGCCGCGTTCCCTGCCGAGGCGTTCGCTGATGATGCGGTCGACTTCCTCCTGCGTGAAGGTCTTCGGCTTCGCGTCGTTCACGTCCTTCGTGGTCGGAGCGTGCTGTCCCGGCTCCTGCTGGCCGTCAGCGTCGGTCTGATTGTCTTCTGCCATGATTGGTAGCTCCTTTTGTTTGGTTTTCCACGCCTGACGCCGGCGAGTGGGCGGCCATTCTTGTTGGTTTCGCGCATGGCTGCGCCCCGCCCCATCGCTGGGGTGTGAAAGGTAAAAGAAAAGCCACCACGTTTTCGACGTGATGGCTTTCTGGGATTCAGAGATTTCCCAGCGCTTTTCTTCGCGCGTATTCGGACCGCAGCTCGTCGGTCGACACATAGTCGCCGACGGACCAGCGCTTCTTTCCTTCGTTCCTGACCCATTCATATTCGTCCTGCGGCATGGAGATGTCGCCATACTTGCGTTTGATTTCCGCAAGATGGCGCTCATCGGTGACTTCCTTCAAATCACCGGGCATAAACGTGAAGCGGTCGGAACGATCCATAGGCTCAATCATAGCAGTCTCAGATAAACGATCGGCCTGCCGTCGGATGCTCCAAGCCCTTCGAAACGAAGAGTCCTTCCTCTCGGCAGGAGAATTTCGTATTCTCCCGGATGCTGAGTGATCGGCTCCACATACACGCCGGCGCTTCCCGGCGGTACCAGGATTCTTGTAGCGATGCGGTCTTCCCCATCAACGTCAATGCCTCCCTCCTTGATGCTGGTGGCCATGTAGCCGATGTGTTCGAAGGTGCGACCGGTATTCAAATCGAAAAGCGACTCCATGTCGTTGACGTGGAACGTCGACAACCGCATCTGCCTGTCGACCGTGAAACGTTCTCGGGTGATATGGTCGGATATCGCTTCGTCGATGCATTCGACCTGATGGATGACGTCTTTCGACGGGTTTCGTCCGCCGAACAGGTAGCCGTTGATACTTTTATAGCTGTCTCCGGTCCAATCCATCAAAGCCGCGATTTTCTCGTCGTTGGAGAATCTATCTCCAGGCATCCTGACGCTGTAATCCGACAATCTCGATAGTTCGGAAGCATTGATCGGAATCGATTTGCCGCTCCATCGAATCGTCGGTTGGGCAGTCACACCATCATTGACCTCATCGTGATAGATGCGTCTCAATTGGGCTAGCGTGTCACGCCAGTCGCCGTCATCGCCGGCCGCAGCCTTGGCTGCCTGGTACATTTCACGATACTTGTCCGGATCGTATCCTTTGAGTTTGCTGCTGCCCCAGCTTGGCACGATGTCGCAATCGCAGTCAGCATGGTATTGCATCTGCCGTCCGGCGGTGTCCCCGCTCAGGTAGGCGAAGCCACGCGAGGCGAGCATAAGGCAGAACGCGCATGTCTTAGCCCCTCGCGGCACACGCGCCCAGCGAGGCTTGGTGGGATCGTTGGCCACAGCCCTCTGCATGGTCAGCCGGCCGACCGTCTGAACCAGATTCTGCACGTATTCCAGCGCCTGCTCCTCGTCGGCGAACGTTGGCCACAGGTCGTCGATGGTTCTTCCGGCGTTGTTATGCACGACGCCGTTCTCATCTGGAATGACGTCCTTGTAATGCAATCCCATGAAGTCGGTGTTGTTGAAACCGCCTTCCATCTGCCAGACCGCACGGTCGGCGGTGATGGTCGGCGGCTCGTATTCCGGCATGTCGATTCCGCCGTATTGCGCCCATAGGTCGCGCACATGGCTGTAGTAGTCGGATGCGAGTTTGTTGGCCGCGTCGGCGTACCGGTTGATCTCCGCTTTGATGAGTTCCTGGCTTTCACCGTCCCAGACAAGTCCTGAAACGCTGTTGCCTGCCTCCTTCTGCAAGCGGCTCATGGTGTTCGTGTAATCCTCGTACAGGTCGTTGAGGTCGAGTTCAAGCCTTCTGTGTTGTTCCGGAGGCAGGTTCAGACTGTTCAGGCTCATTTCCGCCGCCTTCCGGTAGTTTGAGGCTGACCGGCATCATGCCGGTGAATTCAATGCCTTTCAGTCCAAGCATCGATGCCGCGGATTCCGGTGTCACCCCGGCTCTGATCGCTACTCCCAGTGCGTCGAAGCTGTCCTTCAGCCCCCCCCCGCAACAGTTGATTGCGTGGAAGCGTCGGTCTGGCGTTCCCCGTCGTCCTGCGTCTGCTCCGTCTGTTGGCGCATGCCGCGAATCTGGTCGAGGACCTGTCCGGCTTGAGCCTTGCGCTGGTCGGCCTTCAAACGGACGATCTCGCTTCTGCTCAATCCGGCGCGGGTCATGCCGACCTCGCTGTTGGCGAACGAGTCGATGCTGCCGGCGAGCTTGCTGAACGCGTCGGCGCTCATGGAGCTTGACGGAGTGTTGGGGTTCTTCCAGTCGACCTGCAGTTTCATCAGATCATCGTCTGACACCGATGGATCCTGCATCCGTGCCACAAGACGGGCTGCCTGCAGGATCGATTCACCGAAATCCCGGTCGCAATGGCGCGCCTCGATGATCAGGTCCTCGCGCTGCGCCTCGGTCGCGTCGGCGGACGTCGGGTTCGCGTCGGACACGATGCCTAGCGAGCTGGCGGGAATGTTCATCGCGCTGGCGAACATGGCGGCCCAGCTTTTCAGCATCGTCAAGTGCGGGTCCATGCTGGACGCGGCCAGTTGTGTCACGGTCGGGGACTGCCCGTCGATGTCCTTGCTGATCATGTTGTAGCGACCCATATAAAGCTTTAACGCGTCGTCCGTGCCCAATGAGGCGAGTTCTTCGGAAGTGCCTGTCAGCAGGATTTTTGGGAACGCGTAGAATTCGGCATTCGCTTCGGCGCGCACGATGGTGCGGTTCGCGCCGTCGATGATGGCCATAGCGTCCCGGCTGATGCGGGAGCGTCCGAACGGTTTGACCTCGGTAGCCTTGTAGGCGAGGCGGAACACACTGCACTCGTTGTCGATGGTGGGTTGCTCATCGTCCACGCGCCACCAGTAGCCGAGACGGCGCTGCACGCTGATGTTGCGGTCGGGCATGTAGAGCACGAGTCCGGTGGCCTCATTGTTGTCGTCGACGTCGGTGATGGCCATGCACGCCCTGACCCGCCGGTCGGGGTAATCCCAGACGGCGGCCGAGCTTTCCGCGGTATGCGTGCGGATGAGCGGTCTTCCTTCGAAGTCCCGGACGACGCTGAGGAACGAACAGCCGTGAATGAGCGCAGTCTGGATGGCCTGCTGCAGAACGCTAGTGAATCCGATGCGGCTCATGAAGTCCTGCAGTTCGAACGGGTCGTCCACGCCCGGCGAGACGAATCCCTCGAACACGCAAAGCTCGGCGAGCATATCCACAGCCTTGCGCGCCCACCCAAGCGGCGTGTAATGATCCTTGATGGACTTCGGCACAGTCAGTCCAAAATCAACCAGTGGCTCCTTGGCCTCGTAGTAAGCGGTGAGTGTTCGGTTGCGGCTCGCATGGCGCGTCCACACCTCGGCGAGTTCACGCAGCAACGCGTTCTCCTCACCGGAGAGTCCGTCGATGTGCGTCGGCACGACGAGTTTCGGCACCGTTCCGGCTCCTCCCGTAGGTTTCCACCCGTCCGGCGCTGCCGTTGTCTGGATGTCGCTCATTTAGATTCCTCCGATAATCTGTCGTCTTCCCGGATGTCGCTTCGTCGTGCACGCCCCGTACAGGGCGAGTGTGGTGGATACGAGCGGGGTTATGTCGATGTCACTGCCGAGTTTGTTCCAGGCGATCGCGCCGGACTGTCCCAATGGGCGCGTGGTCGCGCCCTTGACGGCCGCGGCCAGCTGCGGCTGGTATTCGTCCCGCGGGTGCTTGAGCGTTCCGGCTTTGAGCATGTCGAGGAACCGGCCGCATGCTCGGCCCATCTCCTGCATGTTCGTGACCGTGACCTTCACATGTGCTTTCTTCAGTTCCGGCAGCAGGCTCATGGCGGGCGACTGCGCGTCGATGACCACGCTGGCGGTCTTCGGCCAATGTTCGGCGAGCCAGTCCACGGCCCACATGGTTCCCGCCTGCCGCGCGTCCTTGATGTTCGCCATCTGGACGATGGCCGAACCGTCCGCGTACCGTAGCGCCGCTCCGATGGTCAGCACGCTCCTGTCCGGAGGCATGTCGATGCCGAAGCTCACGGTTCCTCCATCCGGCACGTCGTCGATGGCCGCGGCCTGCCACAGGTCGGGACTGATGGCGTATGCGGTGGCGGTCTCGTCCCATATGCCAAGCGCCTCACGACGGAATGAATCGTCCGACAGGTTGTTGCGCATGCGCATGATTGCCTGTTCGCTTGTACGTTTCGGATAGCTGGGATTCGCTTTAGCCCACTGTTCGCGGTCGTCCGGATCCGCGTCCTTGTCGGCGGCGAGCTCCACGTAGAGGAGGTTTCCGTCATGGTTCAGCGCATGCATGCGTTTCTCCGTGAACGCCTCGCACTGGTCTCCCGGCTTGGGTGGATTGCCCATATACACGACCAGGGGGTTAGGACTCGTGTTCAAAACCGGAATCATGTTGTCCATCGCGCGCACTGTGAGGATCTGCGCTTCGTCGAACACGGCCACGTCCACGCTGTGCAATCCTCGGCCGAAACCGTTTTCGCGGGCGCCGAACATGATGCGGCTGCCGGACGTGAACGTGATCTCCTGTTGGCCGTTTGCTCTGCGAATGCGTTCCACGTACCGGCCGAGCACTGGATTGTGCTCCATCTCGCACATGTCCGCGAATGTCTCGTCGCTGGTGCGCGTATGGTGGGCGGTCCAGATGGCTTTCAGGTTCGGTGTGAGTATCGCCTTGAGGAACAACGCGGTGCCGACGGTGAAGGTCTTGCCGATCTGCCTGCAGCTGGACAGCACGGCGCCGTCCGCGCCACACGCATACTTGCCTTCCGCGTTCTTGGCGAACAGAAGCCACAAGAAGCCCTGCTGCCACAAGTCGAAACGGATGCCGGCCTTGCGCGCGGCTTTGTTGATTCGCGTGAACTCGCTGCCGACGATGCCTTCCGGCTGGCGGAGGACCTTGGCGATTTCAGACAATCGACGCTCCGACATCGTCCGTCACCTCGTCTTCCTCATCGTCCAACAGGTCGGTCAGACCTCCGCCCTGGAGTGATTCGATGCGTTCGCATACGTCGATGAGCTGGCGGCTGATCGCAGGCAGTGCGTTTGCCGGTGTGGACGTGTCATCCATGGCCTTCTGCAGTCGGTCACGGTTGGCGCGCAGCATGTCCAGCATGCTGCCGTCCATCATCCTCTCGAAGCTCCGCTGGTCGAGATCCCTTTCCGGCTTCTGTTTCGTTTCCACGGCTTTGACGGGCGGCTTACCGTTCCGGTCCTGTGCGGGCCGATTCTTTTTCCGACGCCGATAGTCTTTCTGCCTGCATTTCGCGGAGCAATATTTCTGTTGGCTGCCCTTACCACTTGGCCTAAATTGCTTACCGCATACTTCGCAAATCATTGCGTTTCCTTCATTCCAAAACCAGTGAGGAACCCGAGTTCTTCGCGCAATCTTGTTGCAGCAGCTTCCGCCCGTGCAAGCGTCTTGAATGGACCTCTCTTGTATGCCTTCCTATTCTTGATAACCTCAACTTGCCATGCTTTTCGATCGTTACGCCAGTAGACACCACGGATTCCGGATTTGCTGTTCTTATTACAGGAAACACGATATTCGGAATTCTCCTGAACCGTTACTGTTCTCAAATGGTCTGGATTAACGCATGAACGGTTGTGACAGATATGATCAATCACCATCCCATCTGGGATAAACATGTTATGAGTCAATGCATATGCGAAGCGATGTGCCGGAACGGACGTCTTTGCCAGACGGAATGTGCCATATCCCTTTGGGTGATGAGCACCGTTCCATTCCCAACATTTACTAGGGTCAGTGCTTCTGAAGTATTTATTAAATCGTTCTATGTCAGATGCTGACGCTTTGAAAAAGGCCATATTCCGCCTTTCATTCAACGTATGCGTAACACAATTCGTTACGCTTAAATTTCAAGAGAAATATCGGCACTGCACCCGAGGCTACCCCAAGGGGGTATGGCCGGGTACCCTGCCCTGGTATCGGGTCAGATGCCGAACGTTTTGAACGGCATCAAGCTTGGTTTGATGGTCTGCTTGCCGGCCAGCAGCGCTCGTGCGTGTTCGTCTGTCTTGTCGCTCTTCATCCTGTTGCAGATGCGGTGCGTGAGCCTGCAGTTAGTGAAGCTGTATGGATCACCGCCGCGTGAGACCGGTATGAGCTCATCCACTTCGGCGCTCATCGGATGTGGTGTCTTCAATGTCTTGTCGACTGGCTTGCCGCAGATGGCGCACACATCGTATGCGGCCAGCACTCTTTGCCTGAGCATGCGCCGCCGGTATCCGTTGCTGACCCGCTCGTTGCGTCGCTTGCTCATGGTTATTCCTTCGTATGAAGTCCTAGCATGGCCGACCACGTGTCGACTAGGGATTCCGTCATCTGCGGATATCCCCTCCCGAGGTTATTCATGGAGCGCCTTCGGCGGGAGTCGAACCCGCGCATACACGCGGCCGCAAGGAAGAGGATCCGAAGATCTGCGACCGGTGCGATCTGCCACTGATTCCTACGAAGGCATGGACAGGCGGTTTGAGCATCACCGCATCACGTAAGCGCGGGATTGGCTTGCCTGCCACTGTTGGTGTATGCCCACTCTGACGTGGAGTGGGCGGAGCGTGTCCGATATGCCGTTCGGACAGGACGGTGTTACGCAACCCAAGGAGTTAGGAGAATCCAAGGTGGATATGAAAAGGGTTCAAACCGCATGTCTTCGGTTTGAACCCTCTAATCCACTGACAATTCTGCGTTGCACTTTCGATTTTGTCAAATCGAATCGCGCCGCAGCACCTGCCGATGCACGTCCGAAAGCCTGTACAATGGCCGTCCCTTATCGTTCTCACCGACCGGCTGAAGCCTGCCACGCTTACGCCACGAGCGAATCGTATTCGCATTGCACTGGAACCCGCATTCGCGCAGCAGCTCAGCACACTCCCCCGCCGTGAACGCCCTGCCCGATTCGATGCACTCCCGCAGGAAACCCAATCGCACATCGACCACGCGATAAGCGTTGCCGCACACCGGACAATCAACGCTCACCGCGCCGACCTCCGCACTCAGCTCCACTCCACACAGAGGATTCAGGCACCTGCCGATGCCGTGCCTGGATGGTGGCACGTCGATGATGGCCAGCGTCTTGCGCGCCAACCGCTCCCAGTCATGCCAGATCAAACCGATGTCCGGCAGTCGGTTCAACCGCTGGCATGACCAGCATGCCTTGAGCATGTCGACGATGGACGGGACCGCGATGCTTGTGGCCCATGGCATGGCCGGCGGCGCATACAATCGACACCACAACGCCGTCACCGCATCCTCGATCTCCTGCAGATGGTCAACGACCGAGAGTCTGATCGGCGTGGGCGCGGACTGCAGGTTGACACGTCCAGGCTGGTGGCCTCCGTAATGCGCCGTCGAATCCAGGAACTCGCGCAGGGCTTGGATCCATGACGGATAGTCGTGGAGCCATCCCCTCAAAGCGGTCTCGCACTTGTCGCACATCGTGGCCTGGATACGGCACTCCCCGCCGCACACTCGGCACATGCCGGCGAGCGCTGGCTTGTTTTGGTTGTTTTGCGGTGGTTGTGTCTGGTTTGGTGTTGGTTGGGATTCGTTGGTCGGTTCGTACATTTGTTCGATTCCCTCCGGCGTGGTAGTCTGGTTTGTGGTAATGCCAGAGCCCGGCCGGAAGGTCGGGTTCTTTGTTTATTCGGTGGCGGAGTCCTGTTTTTCGAGGTGGACGTGTTCGATCTTGGCTCTATGGCGGAGCAGATTGGCGTATTCGTCCATGACGTCGAGCTGCCTGCTCAACAGAGTGATCGGGCAGGTAGGCTCGAAGTCGAGCGTGCCATCCGCATACCGCTGCAGCATGTCCCTGAGCCTGCCGGCACGAGCGGTCAACTCCCGGTACTCGACACGCATGCGGTCCTGGTAGCCGGAGGCCTTGGCGCTCGCGGGTTCCGCTTGGTCGGCGGTGGCGAGCACTTCGATGGCTTGACGCAGGTATCCGTCGCGGATCCATTCGGATGCGGTCCGCCATTCCTCATGGATGATTTCGGTGGAGTCCTTGCGGAGCGCCCATTTGAGCCCGAACAGACGTTCGGCTACGGCTTCGGTGCGCGCGTCGATCGGCGGCAGTGGCGGGTCTAGTGTTTCCTCACTCATTTCGTTTCCTTCCTCTTTTGATTGTGCATGGTCTTCCAGGTCTTGTGTCGCAGCAGCCACACCACCCATTCGGGCAGTTCGGTCCAGATGGTCAGATGTGAGGACGCGGCGTATAGCTTCCACCACCTGCCGCAGATGACGCAATGCTCTATCCTGCGCAGGCTGTCCTCGTATTGCGCCGGACCTATGCCGTTGCTCGCGCAGATGAATATCCCGACCGCGCTACGGCATGCATGCGGCGAGCGCCGTTTGTTACGACTGATGCCGTGCATCATTCCGCCTCCTTGCCGAGGATGTAGACGAGCGTCGGCGGCAGTGACGGTTCGAAGCATGTGTTCGGCGGCACCTTGTACTCGCCTTTCCCATTGAGTCCAGGCAGCACGTCGGTCCGCACCACAATCCACCCCTCGGAAAGCAGGCTTTCGAGCGTTCCGGCGTTGTTCAGCGTGAGCGTCCATGCGTCCCTGTCGGTCGTGTATGTGAGCGGCACTACCTTAAATTTCCAACTCACTGCTCCGTCTCCTTCTGCTCGTCCAGCCACCTTTCGAACAGCCGGTACATGTCCAACGAAATGGCCCTCACCGGCTGGAACTTCATCCGCCACATGCAGTCGGCACACACCTCCGAAGCGGTCTTCGCCTGATCCATATAGGCAAGATGCACGGCATAGACCGGACTGGACACCCGCCTGCCACACAAATCGCAGGTGTGCATATCCTGCGTGACCAGCTCGTCACACTGCGGCAGGAACGGATTCCCCGCACCCCTTTCATCCACGGCGGCGGCGAGCGCCTTCCTGATCTCGTCCCTGGCGTAGAGGAAGGCGTTGTGTCGGGTCTGGGCGTAGCCGCCGAAGGGGGTATTGCCGTCCCTCGTCGCGGCGCGGACGGCTTCGAGTTCCTGGTCGATGAGTTTGTTGAGCACGCCGATGGCGATGTCTGCTTCACTGTCTTTCATTGTTGTTCCTTTTCCTTGTCGTGTTCCGCCGACCAGATTTTCACTGTGGCTCCTTGTCTGCACCGCTCACATGGCTCCAGTCGCAGGACAGGCCGCCCCTCTGGTAGCCCGCGTAGACGACGCAGTCCACTTGCCTCGTGTCGGACAGTGTGACGATGCATTCCTTGATGTCGTCGCCGGACCTTTTGGAGCATGTGGTGCCGGTGGCGGCGATGGCGGGGGCCGGGGTCGATGTCTTGGACGCGCTCCCGCATCCCGCGAGCGCGAGGAGGAATACCGGTGTGAGCAGGAACATGGTTATGGCGGTCACGCCGATGCCGGTGAGCGCGAGTGGTTTGCGTTTTCTCATTTCGAGTGTTTCCTTTCTTGTCTGGTGGCTTCCGTGTTCCATGCGCGGATGGCTTCTTTGAGGTCGTCGTGGCGGGTGAGGATGAGGATGCCGTAGTGGTGTTGGCAGGAGCATGCCCATATCTGTCGTATGGCGGATGTTTTCCGGTTGATGGCTTGGCCGATCCGGTCGAAGCTGATGTTCCGGCTGCCGCAGGTCGGGCATGGCACTGGTTTGTGCCATTTGCGCGGTCGTGTCTCTTTCGGGTGGCCCATTGTCTTTCATTCCTTTCCGTAGATGGCGAGGCTTCGTATGCCGTCGCTCATGCTGTTGGAACATGTGTTCGGATCGTGGGCGATGATGTCGTTTCCGATGCCCTGGAAGCGGAGGCTGGCGATGCCGTCGGGATGTCGGATGAGTTCGAGCCGTCCGTCGATGATGACGTCCTGGTCGGTTTGGGCGATGCAGCGGCGGCCGATCAGGATGGCCGGGTCGGCCGACCGCCACTTGTGCAATGGGACGATGATGCTCATTCCCGGCCACCCATCCAGCCGATCAGGAAGGCGAGCGCCAGGAGGATTATCGCGGTGTGGCTCATGCCGTTCCTCCGATCTCCGGGCTGGCCAGCATCTCGGTGATCGCGTCCTTGGCTATCAGGCGCCATGGTTCACGGCCGTCGTCGTCGAGGTTTTCCCACGTGAGGTGTTTGCGGTGGCCGTTGGCGTGGAATCGGTTGTAGATGGCGTGCGCGACGGCGTATTGCGTGTCGAGGCTGATGACGAGCTGGTCTTGCTGGTCTTCGGTCATTGGTAGGTCTCCGGTCTTGGCGGTGCGAGCAGTGCGGCGATCGCATAGCTGGCGAGGCTGGTGGCGAGCGCCGCGATGGTCAGTGCGGTGTGGATGGCGAGCCACGTGATTGGTGTCCACTGGTGGAGCGCCTGTCCGATGATCGCCCTGATGACGGCGTGCGGGATGAGCAGCAGCGCGAGGAGGGTGAACAGCGTGGCCATGGCGTCTCCGAGCCGGTCGGCGAGGTGGCTGATGGTCTTTCTCACTTGTGGTCTCCCGTCTTGACGGCGAGTGTCTCGAGCATGGCCTTGTAGTCTTTGATGTCGCGTGCGATGCAGGATTTCACCCGGTTCGGGCCGCTGTCGCCCTGGTATGGATCCGGGGCGCCGAGCACGGTGACGAGTCGGCGGATGGTGGCCATGTCGTATTTGCGGTAGGTGAGCCACGCGTCAGGGTTGAGGTTGAGTCGGCGGAGGAAGTCAAGGTCGAAGTCCACGTTGGTCCCCGCGGGGACGAGGGAGAAGCGCTGGGAGAGCGAGTCAAGGAATTCCTCCACGGCGTTGGCCACGACGACCATGCTGTCATTGCGCACGGAGCCTCCCATGAGTTCGAACAGCAGGCCGTTGTCGGTGTGCATGGAGAAGGCGACGGGGCTCATGGACAGGAGGTCGAGTCTGTCCGGGCGGATGATGCGGGACAATGATCCGAACTTTTGTTCGCCCAGCATGTCGGTACATTCCATACCGATCTCCAATGGCAGGCTTTTGCGCCTGTCCACGCCTGTGGTCTCAAAGTCGATCCACAGCAGCGCCTCCGGTTTGCCGTTATTCTCGTGCATTTGTCATTCCTTCCGTTTGAATTGTCAATGTTTCGCGCATGGTCAATGGCGTGGCCGTGCCGTCCTGGTTGAGCCAGAGCCATCTCCCCTGCCAGTCACGCACCGGGGTGGTGCGCGGATCCCTGCCGAGCGGGACTATCAGCCCGAGGCGTTCGGCCTCCTTCACATGCTGATGGACCCACCCATGGCAGCCGGTCGTACCCGAACCGCACAACTCGACGATGTTGGCCGGACTGTGCCTCACATCCGGATCCGCCGCCCGCCGCAACTGACGGTGATGGCCGGAACGTCCAGGCCAGCATGACGGATCATGGATGTTCGTACCGCAACGCAGGCAATGCCAACCCTGACGCTCCAAAGCGGCACGCTTCGAATCAGCAAACTCACTCACAACGCACCCCCTCCTGCATCAGACCGTCAACCAACACCAAACACGAAGTGCAATTGGCCCTCAACCCGGCCGCCATCGCCACGATGCCGTCATCCGCCCTGACACCGGCGAGCGCTCGCAGTTCGATTGTGCTGGCGGTCTGGGCGGTGTCGGTGAGGAGTTGGGCGAGTTTGTCGAGTTGTTCCCTGGTCATTGGTTGTTCTCCTCGTCTTCTTCGTTTTCGTCGGCTTCGCTGATGGCGGCGGCGAGCTGGTCGAGGTGGCTGGTTTCATCGTCGGCGGGCGTGTAGCCGAGGTCTTGGAGGATTTGGTAGTAGCCGGGGATGCGTCTGCTGGTGTCGTTGACGGTGGTCCAGTCGGTCGGGTCGATGAACCATTCGATGCGTGCGGCGAGGATGGTCACGGCTTCCAGTGGCCAGTCGGCGGTCTGCAGGCTGATGCGCGCGGCCGTGGGGGCGTCCTCGGCGGCGATGCCGCTGATCTTCTCGTATTCCTTGCGGCTGCCGCTGTGTTCGTTCCAGCTGGTGAGGGCGTCGGTGAAGCCGTTTGGGAAGGGGTCGATAATCTGCAGGAGTCCGAGCCGGGCCGTGGTTTCGATGAGCTTGTCGCGTTTGACGTCGTGGAGATGGCCGTGGAGCCATGCCATGCGCTTGTCCGCGGATGCGGCGGCGTATTCCTCGAGCGCGTGCCGGCGGGCGTCGCGTTCGGCCTGTTCGGCGGCTCGTCGGGCTTCCTCTTCGGCGTCGGCGGTCTTGTCACGGCGGGTCCAGAGGTAGACCTGCTGCGAGACCGTGTGGATGGATACGGCGGCGGGATTCAGTTCGCGGATCTTCTCGATGGCTTCTTCGGGGGTGCCGGTGGATGGGAACATGCAGCCGCGGTAGCGCCATTCCGGGTCGCTGTAGGGCTTTTCGGGGTCGGGGATGAGGTTGATGCCGTTGTCGGGCTCCACGAGGAGCGCGGCGACCGATTCGATCCATTGCCGGTCGCGGTCGTCGCGTTCGATGTTGCGGAGGATGTAGTCGAAGTTCGAGGTGCCGGCCGCCTGCGCGAGCTTCTTCTGCCTGTCCGGCTGGCCGTCGTATCGCGCTATGGCCACGAGCTGGCCGATGGTGAGCTGGCTGAAATCGTCGCGGGATGCTCTGACCTCGGTCTTGATGCTGGCGGCCTTGGCGCGGTCACGCACGTAGTCGGCGCTTCGGCCGAGCCGGTGGGCGACGTTGGCGGTGGTGGCTCCGAGGTCGAGCATGCCCTGGATGGCGTCGGCCTCTTCCAACGCTGTGAGCTGTTCGCGCTGGCAGTTTTCGGTGACCATGGCCTCCAACTGCTGCAACGGGTCTAAGTCAAGCACGAAACACGGCACGGCTCCGGTGCCGGCCTGCTTGCATGCGGCGAGCCTGCGGTGGCCGGCAATGACCCTGTAGCGCTCGCCGTTGGGTACGACGCTGAGGGGCGTGAGGAGGCCGTTGGTTTTGATGCTGGCGGCGAGGTCGGTCACGTCGCCGATGTTTTTGCGTGGATTGTCGGGGTGGGGGTCGATCAGGCTCGTGTTGATGAGCTTGATCTGGTTGCTTTGGTAGCTGCTCATTGCTTCTCCTTGCTGGTTTCTTGGTTGTTGAGTTCGTCTGCGCACGCTTGGCATGCCTTCCACCATTCGCTTGGGTTGCCGTTGCGGAGACTTCCGGTGTGGTCGTATTCGTCCTCGTGCGGATCCATGAGCTGGTGGACGTGTTCGCAGTTCCAGTTGTGCTTGTGGATTGGTGTTGACGGGACTGGTTCGGGCGCCCAGGTCTTCCACTGGTCGCGGAGCCATGTGTTGAGCCGTGGGATGTGGCCGCTGCGGATCTGGCCGTCGTTGACGGCGTGCTTGTAGCGGCGGAGCGCGGTTTGGAGGCGGGTGAGTTCGACTGGGTTTCCGGCGATGGCCGCGTACAGGGCTCTGGCTTCGGCTGCGGTCTTGCGGCCTTTCGCGCCGACGGATCCGGGATAGGCTTCGGCGAAATGGTCGAAGCCGGATTCCGGCGTGGCGGGTTGCTTCGGTTTGCCGGCGGGAGGGGTCGGAGAGGGTATATCGGTATCGGTATCGGTTTTATGCCATGTTTTTGCTTGGCTGTCCTCTAGCAACTTGCTAGACGGTTTGCTACCTGTCTCGCTACTGTTTTGCTCTCCGTTTGCTTGGCTGTTTTCCGGCAAGTCGCCCGACGTTTGCTTGGCTTTCTGGTTGGCGGCCTTACGGCGGCCTCCCTTGCTTCCGGCTTTTCGGCGCGCCTCGCGTTGCTCTTCGGTCAGCACTCGTGGCTCCCTGCAGATGCCTTCGGCGTAGACGGGACGCCATCCGCCGTCGTGCTCCTCCATGAGTCCCGCATCGATGAGCTGCTGGAGCTGGCGCATGGTGCCTCCGGCGTCCTTGAGGTCGAGCTGGTCGAAGTGGCCGGGATACGCCGACGGGTCCTTCGATTGCATCGAGACGCCTTTGGAGTGGATGACGCAGAGTTTGACCCACAGGCCCACGGTGGCGAGCGGCAGGCGTCGGATGCGCCTGTCGTCGGCCATCTGGTCGTCGATGATGAACCACATATCTCTCTTGCTCCTTCCGTGGTTCAGTCGATCTCGCCGGTGTCCGGATCGACGGTCGCCTCCACGTCGCCGTCGTCCATGTCGAGGCTGCGGCGCAGATCGTCGATGAGGATCATCTGCCGTGACGTGGCGGGCTTCGCGCACATGTTCTCCATGGCCAGTCCCGCGTCGAGGATGCGCTGCGCGAGGTCGGCGCAGTCGTACACGGCTTCGGTGATGGCGTGGATGCCGCCCCACTTGTCGATGTGCTCCTGCTTGTTTTTGGTGTCCATGACGGTGCGGCATGCCTTGAGCACGATGGCCGCGGCCTTGGTGACCTGCTGGGTCTTGCCGATGAGGTCGATGAGCGTGTCTGGCGTGGCCTCCTGCGGGATGAGCGCCTGTTGTTCGCTGGCTTTCATTGCTGCTCCTTAAAATTCCGGTTCCGGATCGGTTTTGCCGAAGTCTCCGAATGACGATTGGTCGGACGCCGGCGCGCCCCACGGATCATCGGCCGGAGGCTGGGCGGGTTGCTGGGTCTGCGATGGCTGTTGCGGCCGTTGGCTCCAGCCGCCGACGCCGGTGTTGACGGTCGGCTGCGGCGAGGCGGGGTTGCCATAGACGGGACCGCCCTGGTGGCTGATGCGGGCGACCTGCGCCGTCGCGTACCGCAGGCTTGGCCCGATCTCGTCCAGTTGCATTTCGATGACGGTGCGGTTGGCTCCCTGCTCGTCCTGCCATGAGCGTTGCGTAAGTCTGCCTTGGGCGATGACGCGCATGCCTTTGGACAGGGATGAGGCGATGTGCGTGGCGAAATCCCCCCACGCGGTGCAGCGCAGGAAGAGCGCCTGCCCGTCAGTCCACTGGTTCGTCTGCCTGTCGAAGATGCGTGGCGTGGACGCGACGGTCACGTTGCATACCTGCTTGCCGGACTGGGTGGTGCGCAGTTCGGGATCCGCGGTGAGGTTGCCGACGATGGTGATGACGGTCTCTCCGATGGCCATGTCAGGCTCCCCTCACGTATCCGGCCGGTTCCGGACCGAGCTGGCTGGAATCTTTGGCCTTCCACGCGCATTTCGCGCGCAGGCATCCGGCCTCGCGGTCGATGACGACCTCGCCGAAGCGCGCCGGTGCGACCATGGTGAGGTTCCAGCCCCTGTCGCGGTTGAGCGCGCTGATGGTCTCGTACAGTTCGCCGATCAGCTCGGCGGCCGTCATGCCGACGCTGGCGGGCGTGAGCGGCCATTCGAACCACTTCTCGCCTTCCGGCCTGCTTGGTGTTTTGCTTGGCAACGTTTGCCTCCTTTGGATTGATGTCGTGCCGGGGCGCGGATTCGAACCGCGCATCCATCCGCCGACGTGACCTCAACACGCCGATCCATGGCGCCCGCATCCTGTCGCGGGCCCCGGCGAAGGCCGGACGGGAGGAGAAGAGAGAAGATGACCCGTCCGGCCGGTTTTAACGTCTTTTCCTTGACGCGCGGGCGGTTCCGGCATGGCCGCGCATGACGAACCACGTCCATGCCGCAATGTGTGCGGAACCGTCCAAGTCCTTCACTGCCGTTGCTCGTCCAGCCATCGCATGAAGCGGGGGTCGGAGCACAGGCGACGCATGATGACGGCCGTCGGGATGAGCACCGCGAACGGCGCGGCGATGAGATGTTCGATGGGGTGCGTGCACGCCGGCGTGCAATACAGCACCCACATTGCGGCGAGCCAGAGCGCGAACAGCAGCTGTCGCAGGATGATGCGGGCAAGAGCTTTCATCGTTTTGCCTCTGCTTTAGAATCAGTGGAATGGACATCAATGCGATCACCGGCGTCGTTGGCGCCATCACGGGATTGGTTGGCGGCGTCGCCGGATGTGTCGCCCTGTTCCAGGCGCGCCATGGCAACAAGCTCTCGGAGCAGGCGAACGGCTCGGCTGAAGAAGCCAACCGGATCGCCGTCGAATCGAAGCATGCCGCCGAGCAGGCCAACCGCCTTGCAGGAAAGGCGAACGAGATAGCTGCAGACGCGAACGCGATCAGCCAGCGGGCGTTGTCCGTCACCGCCGACCAGACGGTCCACAAGTGGCGGGTCGAATACGATGGAGAAACCTCGACCGTCTTCCTTGTCAACGATTGCCCCGACATAGCACGAGACGTGTCCGTGTTCGTCCGTTTCAAAGACCAGACCGTTGCGCAACGGCATGTCGACGAGGTTGCTCCGTTCGGAGAGGTCGCGCTCGAAAGCGAGTTCTTCTCCAAGCAGATAATCGAAGACCAGGCCGGCATCGACCGTCTGAACACCCAACCCGGCTTCACCTACTTCGGATGTGGATCCTGTCGAGTGAAGGTCCACGTCGCTTACATCACGAAGCTTGGCGCCAGTCGCAACGACGAAGTCGAGCAGCGCCTGACCAACGGCCAAAGGCATTGATTCCATCACAGCTCCTTGTTGATGGTGTCGATGACGATGTCAACGAGGTCGGGCACGTCGAGGTCGACGTATCCGACGATGTGACCGAGTGAACGCCTTGCTTCGATGTCGTCCCACCCGTCGGCATAGGCCGGACGGATGGCGTCGCCCTTGTCCTCAAATTCCCTGAATATCGCTTCGACACAGGCTTTGCGGACGTTGTTCATTTGCTCTCCTTTTCTTCCCATGGGTCAGGCCACGGGGTATCGGTACGCCAGTCGTTGTCGGTCATCGCGCACCTACCTCTTCCTCGTATTCGGCCGTGCACTGGTACAGGTGTTGCGCGAAATAGGCGATCATCTGCTCCTTCGGATACATGACGATTCGTCCCACCTTCACGAACTTCGGGCCGATGCCCGCGCTACGCCAGTACGCCAGGGTGCCTTCCTTGATGCCGCAGTTGTCCGCGATGTCCTTCGTTGTGTTCATCGGCTTCAACGCCGCCGCCAATGCGGCGAACACCTCTTTGTCATCCATCACGCGCCCGCTCCTTTCATGCGTTGGTAAGCGCCGATTGCTTTTCCGACGTGTTTCGTTTGAGGGCCTTCCTGCCGAGTGGGAGAATGAGCAGACCAACGCAAAGAAGGGAGGTGAGAATATGAGCAATGGATCCGATTTCGCGAAGGCGAGCGCCGTGTTCGGGAAGGCCGCTGAAACGTCCGATCCCGACGAGAGGATGAGAGCCCTGTGCCAAGGGCTTTCCCTCCTCGCCAAGGGATTCGATTCGATGGATGCTTCCATGGCATCCGCCGCCTACTGTCTCGACGTGCTCTCGGATAAGTTCTGAACGGAGTTCCTGTATCTCCGTGCTTAGTCGGTCCGCGGCCTGATTGATGTGCTCGAGAATCGAGCCCATGACTTCAGTCGTCATGTCGCGGGCCGACAACTGCCGTCCGACCTCGATGCCGATTCCTCGCAGGTCAAGGCTGGACAGGTGGCTCCTCCTGTCGTCGCCCACTGTTCCGATAACCGTTCGAGCTGGTTCCTCGCGGACGGCTTTCCTTATCGCGCCCAGCATCGCCGGGTGCAGGCGTTCGAACTCCTCAACGGAAATCGGGTTCGTGGATTCGTCCGGCGTCTCGGCCGGAATGTTGATGCTCATTTCGGATTCTCCTTAGAATCGTTTTGCGCCATTAGCCGTTGAGCCTGCCGATGGCGATGTCGGAAAGACGATAGCCAGGAAGTGGCACAGTGCGTCGCCTTCGAGCTCGATCATTTCAGTCAAGGTCACGTATGCCTTGCCGTCCCATATGTCCACATGGATCGGATGCTCCGTGGGGTCGAAGAGCGTTCTCCCGCTCACGCCAAGAGCGTCTTCGAGTTCTTTGGGCGCGCAGTCGATGTCGGTGATATCGAACGACGTGTTCATTTCAGTTCTCCTCCTTGCTGTTGGCATTGTTGGCTGTCGCGTTTTCCAGCGCATCGGCGAGCGCCTGATTCTGTTCTTCGATCGCTTCCGTCGGCGAGCGCTTCGGCGTCTTTGATGATGTCGGAGAGCTTGCGTCCGGTGACTTGGCTGATGCGGGCAAGCTCGTCGAAGTTGAACGTCCCGCCATTGAGTTTGCGGTTGAGACTGTTGCGTGGAATGCCTGCCTTTATTCCGACCTCATCCTGCGTGAGCCCAGCGTGTTTTATGGTGCTCTTGAGGACATCACCAATTTGTCGAGATGTCACATTTTCAATTTGCTTCAAACCAAACCTCCAAAGTTTTATTTAAGACTTATTTGTTTCATATGAGACATGATAAATAAATATTTGCCTTATGCAAAACTCGGCGTGTCTCATATGAGACAAAAAACGGGGAAAATGACGTAATCTAAACACATGGCAACAGGAAAGAAAATCCCGACTATCGAATCAAAGGCGCTGTCGATAGCGATCAAACGGGCAATGGCGACAAGAGAACTGAAAGTAAAGTCGCTCGCTGAGAAATCAGGCGTCCCCTACGGGACGTTACGGAGGATCCTCGAACTGAACACCGTTGCCGATTATGAGCAATTGCAACGCATTTCGACGGCGTTGCGAACACCTCTGGCGCAGATCATCGCCGATGCGGATGAACTCAGCAAAGACCCAGAAGTTGTAAGCGATTTTGAGACATCTCACGAAGATATCGACATCGATAAGTGGGCCGACCGCATCAAAAGCGAAGATTCCATTAAAACCAGATAGGAAGGGAGAACAATGGAATTTGAAGAGAGCCTTAACCAGGTCGCAGCAAAGGTACGCGACCTCAAAGAGGGCATCGAAACAGAGGAAGCCACGAAGAACGCGTTCATCATGCCGTTCATCGGTCAAGTGCTCGGTTATGACGTGTTCAACCCAACCGAAGTCGTGCCGGAATTCACCGCCGACGTTGGGGTCAAAAAAGGCGAAAAGGTTGATTACGCGCTCGTGCATGACGGTCAAGTGCAGATTCTTATCGAATGCAAGAAGATTGGCGTACCGCTCAGCTTGGAGAACGCAAGCCAGCTGTACCGGTATTTCGCGGTGACGAACGCGCGCATCGGTGTTCTGACCAACGGCCAGGTATGGAATTTCTACATGGACATTGATGAGCCGAACCGCATGGACTCGAAGCCGTTCCTGGTGCTGGATCTATTGGATATCGATCCGACGATAATCCCGGCGTTGCAGAAGCTGACCAAGCCGGCGTTCGACCTTGATTCCATCGCCAGCAGTGCCGAAGAGCTCAAATACGTAGGTGCACTCAAGAGGGCCGTCGGCGACGAGTTCAAAGAGCCGTCGGACGAGTTCGTAAAGCTGCTCGCCTCGCACGTGTACGAAGGCGCGTTCTATGCGTCGGTCATGGAGAAGTTCAGGCCATTGGTGGCGAAGGCGCTGAAGCAGTATCTGTCAGATCAGGTCAACGATCGACTCAAGACGGCACTCGGCGCGGATGATATCAAGATCGACACAATCGAGCCAGACGCAAACGAGGAAACAAACGACGGAGACGAATCCGACGGCAACGACGACGATGGAATCGTCACCACCGAGGAGGAAATCGCCGGTTACCGAATCATCAAAGCCATCGCATGCAGCGATGTGGATCCGGAACGTGTAACGATGAGAGATGCAAAGAAATACTGCGCAATATTCCTCGACGATAACAACCGTAAGCCAATTGTTCGTCTTTATTTCAACACTAAGCAGAAATATCTCGGTGTTTTCGACGAAAACAAAAACTGCGAGCGCATGCCTATCGATACGCTTAACGGTATCTATGCCTACTCTGAGCAGATTCGCGAAGAGGTGCGCCGCCTTCTATAACAGCATTATTTGAAAATAGTTCGAGTCCCGATGTACAGCTCAATGATTGTCAGGACTCTACTTAAAAGCCGCCTGTGTCTACGAATACCGCGAGCGCCGTGGTGAAGAACATGTGGGAAGAAGCGCCATGAAAGTGACCATTGATGATCTGTGGCTCAAGAATGACGATGATGGCAATCCGCCGAGTCGCGCGGCCAAACGCTCTTTGGCTAACTCACGCGATCCGATGAAGGCCAATGTGCCTGAGAAGTGGCGTAAAAGCCGTTATGGAGTCGGGATGCGCTGGCGTTGTCATTGGACCATCGTCAAGGACGGTAGACGTGTGCAGAGGGTGAAGCAGTTCGCCAGACTCGCCGAAGCGCAGGAATATGCCGCGGCCATGGAGGACGACATCAGGCGGGGACGCTACCGCGATCCTCGTCAGGAGCTTCGTGTCCTGGATGATGTGGCCGGCGAATGGCTCGCGTCGAAGGTCGATCTGAAACCCGGCACCGCAGGCCGGTATGCGAGGGAGCTGCGCCTGTACATCCTGCCCAAATGGGGTGGCATGACGTTGCGGGAGCTTCGCCCTGACATGCTGCAGGAGTGGGTCGGCCAGCTCATGGACGGTGGTTATCCGGCCGCGTTGCCGGACGGGCGTGATTCGAAGCCGCTGAGCGCGAGAAGCATCCGCAATATCATGAAAGTCGTCCTCAAGGGCATCTTTGACTACGCCGTCTCGAACGGGTGGGTCGGCGAGAATCCTGTGGACAGGGTCACCGTGCCGAAGATCGTCTCCGACGACGACATGGTGTTCCTCTCGATCCGCGAGGTCGAGTTGCTCGCGGACGAGGCGGAGAAGATCGGGAAGCCGGTGGACGGTCTGCTGGTCAGATGGCAGGCCTATACGGGATGCCGCATAGGCGAATCGCTTGCCCTCAAGGTCGGTGACGTGGACGCGGACAAGCGGCGCGCCAGGATAGGCCGCACATGGACTGACGACGGGCACGGCGGCAGCATGCTCGGCACCCCGAAGAACGGCAAGGCCCGCAACATCGCGATACCACGGTTCCTCATGCCGCAGATCAAGGCGCAGATGGATGGCATGGGTGATGACGACTGGCTGTTCCGTGCCACCCGTGGCGGGAACGTCTGGACGAACACGTGGCGGACAAGGATATGGAACAAGGCCGTCAAAGCGGCCGGCATGGAGGACGCGGGCGTGACCATACACAGTCTGCGCCACACATACGCGAGCTTCGCGATCGCCCAGGGCGCGGACGTGAAGACCCTGCAGATGCAGCTCGGCCACTCCTCTCCCAGCATCACATTGAACACCTACACGGCGCTCTGGCCGGAACGATTGGACGACGTGGCCGACGCGATCGGAGCCCTCCGCGAGCGCGAACTCGTGTGAATCGGGCATGGAGGTACCGCGGCGTTTGTATGCATTTGTATGCGGATTGTTTTCGACGGAAAAAATAAGCCCTTGAAAACCTAATGTTTCCAAGGGCTCCGGTCGGGCTGACAGGATTTGAACCTGCGACATTCTGCTCCCAAAGCAGACGCGCTACCAAACTGCGCTACAGCCCGTTCATGCACTCCCGCACGTGGCAGGTGAACACGAGTTTCCATTGTAGCGTATGGTAGGACAACGACAGGCTAGAATGGCAAATACTGGAGGGAACGCGCATGGGACGTCATCAGCAAGCCGAGGCTTCAGGCATCATTTCCTTCATGGCATGCGCCACTCTTGCATGGATCGCCATGGACCTATATCTGCAATTCGCTCCCGCCATCTGGCGTGTCACCCAACGCCTGTTCACCGTGTGTGCCGGAATCACCGCGGGATGTGGAGTCATCTCGTTCACCTTGGGGTATGCGCGCAACTCCAGGTCAATGACGTTGAAACATGGCTGGACCATTCCTATTCGCCGTATCTTCGAGATACTCGCTTTGTCCGTGGTCTACGCGTCGACCATTTTCGTCACGGCGTTCATGCTGCTTTCCATTGCCAGCAACATGATGGGGTTGCGCACGTTAAAAGGCTATCTGACTGCGCTCTGCGCCGCGATCTCGGGGGTCGTAGGCTATGTCACGTTCGTACAGGCGGAACTCATGAATGCCAAGACCATCGCATCCTTGTTGCCGTTCTTCGTGGTTTCCGGTGTCAGCATCGCAGGATTGACGTCCGATGATCCATACTGGTACAACAACAATTTCTCCCAATTGGGCGATCGAACCACTTTTGCTGCTCGTATGTTCAATTCGACATTGATGTTGGCCGGCGTCTGCATCGTCATCATCAGCTATTTCGCGATTTCGGAGCTCATCACCACGCACCGTCTGCAGATGCAGTATCTGTCTGCAAGCGATGAAAAAGAAGCTCCCAAACACTTCAAGGCGCGGATTCTTCTGCTATCGACCATGCTGACGCTCGCAGGCATCGCCTTCATCGGCATCGGCATGTTCCGTTACACGCCGCATCCGATTCTGCACAACGTATTCGCCCGCGGTCTTCCCTGCCTGATGAGCGTGCTGATGATCGCGCTGCCTTGGCTGGCCCCGCAGCTTTCAAAAGTAGTATATGTGATTTCAGACCTAGCTATCGTGATCGGGGCTCTTGCCGGATTCCAGTGGCTGGCGGGGCGTAACACGTTGACGAACGTCGAGGCTCTTGCCGGCATGATGTTTCTGGGCTGGTTCATCATCTTTTCACGGCAGATTGCGGCCATCGAATCCGATCGTGTGCAGACGCAGCTTATTCTGGCGCAAACCAAGCGGCCAGAATCCGTCGAGGATCTTGCGGAGGTCAGCGAAACCGTTCCTGGAACCGTTTCCCGACTCTCGTCGGAAGTCTAA